AGATACTGTGCCCAACGGCGCTCCTGTGGTAACTGGCGTTGCCTTCCCACTAGGCCCTGTAGATGGAGATTATTGTTTGAGACTAGATTACTTCCCAAATAGACTGTTTAGATACAACTCAACTGTGCGACGCTGGGCCAAGATTGAAGATGGTGTGCGTACCAATCTCAACAATGGACCCACCAACAATACTTTACGCTCGGGCTTTGTTAACAATACATACACAACACGCACCACAGACATGGGCAACATTCCAAGTCGCCAGAGTCTTAGTGAAGCTCTTAAACCAAGAGCTGACAACGGTGATCAAGGCGGTAACTTACCTCCAAGCCCACTGCCTAATACCCAACCTGGACAACCATCGAGTTAACAATGCAACAATTCTTTTACGATGAACAGCTACGCCGATTCCTGCTACAATTCACCAGAATTGTCAGCAACTTTCAAATTGAATACGGCAACGAAACTGATGGCGTTAACCAAGCTGCATTGATACGTGTGCCTGTTCGCTATGGCGATGCCAGTCGCAACGCACAAGTAATCATGCAAGAGAACAGCCGTAACTCAATGCCAGCAAGTCCACTAATGACTTTCTATATTTCAAGTCTAGACTATGATCGACCGCGCATGCAGGAGCCTTACCATGTGAGCAAGGTAAACTTGCGTCAACGTACCTATGACAGTGCCACTGACTCCTTTGAACCCACGCAAGGCAATGCTTTTACTATTGAACGCTTGATGCCTGTGCCTTACAAAATGGGAATTACCCTGGATATCTGGACATCAAACACCAATCAAAAAATGCAGTTGTTAGAGCAGATGTTGACATTGTTCAATCCCAGCTTAGAAGTACAAAGCACTGACAACTTTATTGATTGGACCAGTTTGACTGTGGTAGAACTCGAGTCAGTTACATGGACTTCACGTACTATTCCTGTTGGCACTGACAACCCCATTGACATGGCCACAATTAAGTTCAACATACCCATTTGGCTCAGCTCACCAATCAAGGTCAAGAAGCTGGGCGTGGTAGAACGTGTGATTGCATCCATGTACGATGCACAAGGTGACTTGAACAATGCTGTTACCAACAACGATTTGCTCTTAGGTACTAGACAAATTATCACTCCTTATAACTGGGCTGTGGTTCTCATTGGTAATAAGTTACAATGCTTACAGCAACGTAGTATTGTCGAAGAACCCGGGAATGACACATTGACTCCTACAGAGATTGTGAGTGACAGTAACTTGTTATGGACCACTGTGATTGGGACCTACGGGGTGCTTAGGCCCGGTATCAGCCAAATTAGATTGGTTCAAGCAGATGAATCAGAAGTCATTGGTACTATTGTGTTAGATCCCAACGATGATCGGTTTGTGCTGTTTGATGTGGATTCAGACACTGCACCACAAAACACACTAGATCCTATTGACGCTGTGATTAATCCTTTGGCCAGCGGTCCACAAGATGGCCTAGACTCTGCCATGGAAGGACAACGTTACTTGTTAACAGAAGCCACTGGCTCTGAGGACAACTCAGGACCAGCCACTGCTTGGGTAGGTGCCAACGGACGATCATTGATTGCCAATGCCAACGACATTGTTGAATACAACAACAACTACTGGCGGGTAGTGTTCAGAGCTGCTGGACAATCTGCTGGTCAGTATGTTACAAACATAACTACTGGTATACAATACGAATGGAACGGTGACGCATGGGTGAAAAGCTATCAAGGAGTGTATCCAGGGGGAACATGGAGTCTGGTGCTTTAAAAGCTGTAGGCGTTTGGTTCCGGAGCATGGATACTGGCAGATACCTGTATCTGTTACGTAATGATGCCAAACATCCTGGTGCGTGGGGTTTGCCCGGTGGCAAAATTGAAACTGGTGAAACGCTACTGGGCGGCATGGAACGAGAATGTATTGAGGAACTGGGTTTCTTTCCCACTTACCTGCGCCTCATACCACTAGAAAAATTCACCAGTGCCGATTCAGCCTTTGAGTATCACACGTGGGTGTGTGTGATTGCTAGTGAATTTACTCCCCGACTCAACTACGAACATCTAGGCTATGCTTGGATAGACAAAGGTGCCTGGCCTAGACCCATGCACCCTGGTTTGTGGAACACTGTGAATCTTGAATCTGTACAAAGCAAAATCCTGCTGGTTGAGCAGGACCTTGCCAGTCGTTAGGCCTGGCTTTCCTGGAACTGTACCTGGATCTCTCCAGTTGGAGTTGTTGATGTTGACAATGCAGTGATCTGCACCGCCAGCACCTCTGGACCATTTGGATAGGTTCCTGTTCCGGGAATTGAGCTTGTGCCAATCTGTTTAACTGAGCCCAAGTCCAGCACACCCGAGTTGGTTGTTGAGAGTGGTATCGCAAACAGTCTTTCGCCACCTTGCAGTTCACTTGTGATCGCCGCAATGGTCATGTTCAAGTCGTTGGCTGTAGTTGAACCACCTATGGTGTTGCCAAGAATCTTGATAGTATCTCCCACAGCATAACCTGCACCAGATGTTTGCACAGTGATCTGTGTGGTTGTGGTTGAGTATGCAGTACCTGCGGCAGTGAGCTGCACAGTGATAACAGCATTAGCACCAGAACTGGACACGTTGATTGGAGTCAAGTTGGCAAAAGTTCTCTGACTACTAAATGTTACCTTCACACCCGAACGTGTCATACCACCTGTGGAGTTGAACGGTGCTGCTGTCAAACCACCTGTTGCTTCCGACGTGTAACGTGGAGCAGTTGAGAACTGTGAGAAGCTGGGTTGAAATCCGCCGCCAAAGTTGTTCAATCCTGACCAGCTGGTGTTAGCCGAGTCAATGTTGCTAGGATTCAAAATACCTTCAATCAAGTACCTGCCAGCAGTTACTTGAATGTTCAAGTTGCTCAATGTCAACTGAGCGCGGTTAATTAGGTCACGCACCCCCAGGTCGCCAATGATACCATTACTCACACTCGGTGCCAGGCGCATGACAAACGCTGTTTCTTTGGCACCAACTGTGGCTGGGAAACCGTAGTTGGTACGGTTGAATGTAAACTGATAACCTTGGTCATCGTCAAACCCACCATCCATGACTACCGCACTACCCCAGTGGTTGACCAGTGGTATGGCAGTGTTAGAAATCAAAATAACACCTGTGTTATCAGCATGCGTGGTTGGCGAGCTGGATGTATAACTTCGGCTTTGGCCTTCCGCCCATTGTGTAAATGTTGCTCCGCGTGTGCAACCTGTTAGGTCGTTGCCTGCCTTGCCTGAGTATTTGACAATTTCACTTTCAATCATCACAAACACAGGATATGTCACACTGGCTGGTGGGTAGTCAGTTGCGTCACGCAAGGTAATTGTGGTTTGACTATTGGTAATTGCGCCGTCAAGACCAGTTACTGGAGTTTCGTTGATGGCTTCATAACGTGCTGGCAAGTTACCAGAACGCATGTAGGCTTCGTTGTTCAAGTTGTTGTTGGGACGTCTGTGTGCCATGATAAACTTGCCGTCTTGGCCACGGATCATCCACTGTACATAACCAGCACCGTACCATGAGTATTCAATACCATACATCTGCATCTTGCTTGGGTCTAGGGTAAAGCCTGATGCGCCTGTGCCGTCCAACGGATCAATATTAAAGTCTGCTTGGCGCACACGCAGTTCGTTGCGCAGTGCTGTTCTCACGCGGTTCTGGTTGCTAACGCCACGGAAGGCAGGTACAACTGTCATGCGGTTGTTGTCAATGATACTAGTAACAGTATGACTCATGCCTTTGATTACCAGCAGGTCACCGTTGTTGAGTTGGTCCTGGAAGCGGCAATTGCCGTCGCCTGTCACAAGGTTGGATCCTGCGCCAACTGACACCAGGCCAGCAACTTGGAATGTGCTTGAACGTTGTACAGCATTTACTGTGATACCGTTGTTTTCCCAGAACAAACCGTTTTGATCGTCAAAGATACCGGCACGTATACTTGCGCCGTGCCAGCCGGTGACGTTCAATCGAGGTTGTTGTCCCAGTACTGGTGTTGTGCTTCCCAGTACTGCCTGTGCTTGTACTGTGAAACTGGTGTCTGACAAGATCGAAGTCACAACATAATTAGATTGATCATAGCCCGAGGTTGTGACTCCTGTGATAGTCACTGTGGCACCGGGGTTCAGGCCATGCTCAACGTCTGTGGTCACAGTGATGTTACTGGTAACTATTGTACCATCTGCACTTAGTGCAGTAATATCAAATGTTGGGGCCATTACTGTACCAGTGGAGAACAAAATGCCTTTACCAGATTGATAACGGAAGTATTTCTTGGTAACACGGATTGCGCTTGCACCACGAGTTGGTGTGCCTGGACCCATTAAAACACCACCATCAAATGGTCGCGGTATAAATGCCGCATTGCTTCGCACAAATGCCAGGCCTGCAATACTGCCACTGACTGCGGCACCGGTTTTGGCCTGATAAGTGAATGTTGTTGTGCTTGGCACGCTGATAATATTGAATGAACCTTCAGCGTACGAAAAGTTAGTGCCTGCACTCAAGTTCATCAAGATTGGAGTTCCTGGCACAAGACCGTGAGCATACGTTGTAGTCACTGTGATTGTACTTGGGTTATTGCCGTCGCTCACAATACTTGACACGTCAAAGTCAGCACCAGTGTAGGGGTATGCTTGACGAATAATTGTGTCTGTTTGGTTCAGCGGATATCCAGCAGCCAGGCTTGGACTACGACGTGGATAGTAGAAGAAGTTGTTGGTATTTGCCTGGAATACCAGGCCAACACCTTCAGTGTTGGAGTTGTTTGTGTTCTGTGTGCTCACATACTCATTGCTGTCAAGTGGTGTGTCGCTTTGGTTCACCCCAACTTGTGGAATTGTGTTGGAACCAGTAGCATAGAACATACCAGTCATGCGAACCATTGGAGATCCTGCTCCTGCAGTCGTTAATGCAGTGGTGTTAAATTGCCCACGGGCAATTGTCTGAGTACCGTTTACAGCAGTACTGATCACTGTGTGTTGTATCAATTCAATGTTGCCGCTGAGTTTTTGTAGTACCGTGCCAGTAGCATACGCATTAGCAGCGGTGGTATTGTACCAGCCTCGATTGAGTTGAAGTGTAGTTCCGTCAGTTACTGACTGAACTTGTGCTATTTCCAAAGTACTGACAGGAAAAACGTCATTGCCAATGGAAATATTGCCAGCGGCCAAGTTTGTGTTATTGGTTTGACGAACAACTGTTAGTGCGTTGCCAGAAACGTTGGTAACTGCCATTGTTTCATAAGTGTTTGCAGTATCTGTTAGAACAATAATATAACTGCCGTCAACAATCAACGGAGCAGCTGCCACGTTAGCACAGTTGACTGTTGTTGTTGCGTTACTGGTAATGTTGGCAACTGCCACAGTAGTTCCGCCTGTGGTTGGACGACCAATAATCAACACATTGTCGCCAGCTGTGATACCACTTGATGTGCCAACGGTAAATGTGCGTTCAGCAGAACTGTTTACGTTTGCAGTGATAAAGGTACTGGTAAGTGGTGTAGCGTTACCTTGTGTTTGACTGATCAACAAAGCATAATCATTGGCCACCCATTGTGCTGTTCCTGGGTTTTGCAATCTAACCGCGGTGTCAACGTTGGATGTGATCAAGTCGTCGCCAGCTAACAGAGAAACATAACCGTTGGTGTTGTAAACTATGTCTGCACCAATATCTTCGTAGAAGCTGGGAATGTTGTTTGTGGTTGAAACTGCTTCCCACTTGGTGTTTTGCAAACCATATTCAAAGTCAGCGTCAATCAGGGACTGTGGGTTTGACACACGTTCACGGCCAATGGCATCCATGCCAAAGTCCCAGGGCATGACTTGAAGA